ATATACAAACAAAAGTATGTCGAAAGTGTGGCTGCTATTAATAACGAAGCTCGTAGAAACAGAAGAACTGACTACAAGTTTCCAGGTAGTCCACTAGGCGAAAACACATTAACTGGAGGACAATAAACATGGCAATATCTCAAGCGATTACAGTGTCGTTTAAGCAAGACTTAATGTCGCCTGGCGGAAATTTAGAAGCTCAGACATTAAAGTGTGCACTTTACGACAGCACTGCAACTCTCGACCAAAACACTGCTGCATATATTACTGCTAATGAAATTTCAAATAGCGGTACTAATTATACAACTGGCGGTGCAACACTAACTGGTGTTACTATCTCTACTGATGGTACTACTGCAATTTTTGATGCTGATAACGTTTCTTTTGCAAACGCAACTATTTCAGCTCAAGCTGCATTAATCTATAATGCGGACAATAGTAATTCTGCTATTGCTGTATTAGATTTCGGTGGTGTTAAAACTTCTACTAACGGAACATTTGAGTTACAGTTTCCAAACGCAGACGCTACAAACGGCTTAATTAGAATAGCATAAGGAGATAAATCCTTATGTCAACTCCGTGGAGTAGTGGTAATTGGAACTTTGGATCATGGAATGACTCTGCGGGTGGCGCAGTCATTAGTGGACAAAATGTAACTACTTCACTTGGAAATACATCTGTTTTTGCGGAATTAAGAACAGGTTGGGGTAGACAAACTTGGAGCTCTTTTGAGTGGAATACAGGACCTGATGCTTTTGTAACTATTACTGGTGATGAAAGTATTACAGCTTCTGGAAATCTTAATTTAATTGCAGATTCAAATTCATTTATTACTGGAGAAAATTTAAATTCTGATTCTGGTAATTTTTTAGTTACTGGTAATTCTTTATCTAATATTACAGGAGAAGAAATAACTATTTCTGTAAATGATATAGTAATTGGTGAAGGAACCAGTGCTACAATATCTGGTCAACAATTATCAGTAAATCTTAATGCTGGTCTTGGTTGGAGTAGAGATGAATGGAGCGAGGGTGCGTGGAATGAAGATTTAACAGGAATAGTATCTGGTTCTGGTGTAGTATTCATAGAAGATGGACAAGAAGTAACTTCAACTTTAAATAATGTAAGTGTTACAGCTAGTGCGCCTATAAATATTATTACAAGTGATGGAACAACATTTAGTGCAGAAGGAACAACATCACTTTCAACTGATCAAGCAAAATTTGGTGATGCCTCTGTAGAATTTGACGGAACTTCTAATCAAGGCGTTCAACAAGAAACTTCTTCAGGTTTTGCATCAGGCAATTTTACATCTGAATTTTGGATTTATAGCTCTTCAATAAGAAGTCAATCTTCTACACTTTGGGATTTTAGAATTTCAGGAAGTGGATTATTATTAACTAATAATAATGGACAAATATCTTTCTTTAAAGATGGTTCGGGAGGAAGCTCTCCTACAAGTATATTAACTAATGATACTTGGCATCATATTGCTATTGTAAGAACTGGATCAACAGGTAATGTTTATGTTGATGGTAATTTACAAATAACAAGAAGTATTGGAACTGACGACTATTCTAATAATACATTATTATTAGGTAATAATGTTTTTAATTCTTCAGGTTATTTAAGTGGTTATATTGATGAATTAAGAAACTCTAATGTAGTTAGATATTCATCTAATTTTACACCACCATCTAGTGCTTTTACGCCTGATGCTAATACAATAGATTTATTACATTTTGATGGAACAGATGGATCTACTGTATTTACTAATTCACAAGATATATTATTACCTGTTCAAGGAATTTCTAGTTTAGGTAATATAACTCTAAATACAAATAATTTTATATCAATTAATGGAGAGCCTTTAGTTGCCGCAACAGTAGATAGTTTTGCAGTACAAGCAGGTGGATCAATTACCATCAATACTCCTACTTTTGAAGCTAATGTAGAAGTATCAAATATTAATGTAGGTAGTGCTGCATTTACAAGTATTACTGGTCAACAATTAGTAGTTAATATAGGAAATATCGCAACAAGCTCTGAAAACTTTATACCTATTACAGGAGAAGAATTAACAACAACAGTTAATACTATTACTTTAAGTACAGAACAAATATTAACTATAACTGGAAATGGAGTAACTATTAGCTCTGCAAGTATAGTACCTAATTCTGAAAACTTTTTAACTATTGATGGAAATCAAGCTAATACTAACATTACATCGCTTAAATTTTGGGATCCAATTACAGGTAATATTACTGAAACTTGGACTAATATTCACTAGACAAATCATGACAAATATATATTATTTACATTATTTAAAATATGGAGTATAAAAAATTATGCCATCAAGTTATACATCGAGATTAAAATTAGAGAGACAAGCTTCTGGAGAAAATTCAGGAACTTGGGGTAATCTAGTTAATTATGTTTTTAACAGAATTGACGCATCTACTAAAGGTTATCAAGCAGTTGATGTTGCAGGTTCTGCAAACGTTACTTTAACATCAAATAATTCTACATCTAATACAGATGATTCTACAACAGATGACCAAGTACATAATGCTGTATTAGAATTTACAGGGGCTCTTACAGGAGACATTCATGTTTTTACTGATGCAGTAGAAACTAAATATACAGTATTTAATAACACTACAGGAAGTCAAACATTAACTTTTGGTCCTACAGGAGGAACTGGTGTAGTTCTTAAACAAGGTGCTAAAACATTAGTTTATACTGATGGAACCACTATGGTTGATATAATGGCTGATTTAGGTGATATTGATGTGCAACAAATAAATGTAACTGGTATAGCAAATACTGGTTCCTCTACTTACTTTAAATTTCCAACTACTGATGGAACAAGTGGGCAGAGATTAACTACAGATGGTTCAGGACAATTACAATTTTCAGATGGATTTGCTACTGGAAAAGCAATTGCGATGGCCATAGTATTTGGATAATAGGAGGAAAATATGGCAAACCCAAATATAGTAAATGTCGCAACCATTAACGGTAAGACAGATGTATTTGCTTTAACAACAACTGAAACAAATTTGGTTACAGCTACTGCAAATACAGTTTTTAAAATTAATTCAATTTTAGTTTCAAATATTGATGGTTCATCTGCTGCAGATGTTACAATTAAATATAATGATGGATCTAATGATAGAGCAATTGCAAGTACAATATCTATACCTGCAGATGCAACATTATCAGTAATTGATAAAAGTACATCATTCTATTTGGAAGAAAATGAAATTATTAAAGGAACAGCTTCAGCGAACTCAGATTTAGAATGTTTGATTTCGTATGAAATTATATCTGATTAGGAGGTACAGAATATGCCTATAGGAAACGGAGGTGTAATTGGTCCACAGAACGATCCAGCTGTAGGAAATACTACAGAACAAACTACAACTGTTAACGCTTCAGGAAATTTTACAACTCAAACAGGACAATCTACAATTGATGTATTATTAATTGCAGGAGGTGGCGGAGGTAATGGACCTGGAGGAAACTCAGAAAACACTGGCGGTGGCGGTGGTGGTTTTTTAGAAACAACTTCACATCCTATTGCACCAGGTACTTCTTATTCAATAACAATTGGAGCTGGCGGTAATACTTCAGGTAATCCTGGAGGTGATTCAACAGCTTTTGGTTTAACAGCTGGATATGGAGCAGGCGGAGCAGGGTCTAACTGTACAGGTAGATCAGCACCTTTAGGTTCTGGATCTGGTGGCGGTGGAATTGGTTCAAGACCAGCAGGATCAGGAGGTCCTCAAGGAAATCCAGGAGCAGCTGGTGGCGGTCGTTATGGCGGAGGTGCTGGAGGAGCAGGCGCTGCTGGATCAGGAAGAAATGGTGGCGGTGGAAGATCATCTCCTACTTTTGGAGGCACATACGGCGGAGGCGGCGGAAGTGCTAGTTATCAACAACCAAGTGGTTCAGGTGGACCAGGTGGTGGCGGTAATTCTGGAGGAGGAGACGGAGGTCCTGGCCCAGGAGCACCTTATAATGGAACAGATGGATTAGGCGGCGGAGGCGGCGGTGGTCGTTTTAATGCTGGAAATGGTGGTGATGGAGTTGTTAAAATAAAAGAGCCAGCTCAACCATTTACATTAGCTTCAGGTGTTTGGGGTTTAACAGAACAGTTTATAAATAAAAAAGCAGGAAATTGGACAGGTTAATAAATTATGGCTAGATATTTTGCAGAATTAAATTCAGATAATAAAGTAATTAGAGTGATTGTAGTTGCAGATGATATTACAGGTTCACTTCAATCTACAGAATCAGAAACTTATGTAGAATCAAATTTTTCACATAATGAAGGTGGAGTTTCTTGGAAAGAAACATCTAAAACAGCAGCTTTTAGAAATATATACGCTGGAAATAATTGTAAATATCTTCCAGATAATGATGTTTTTGTTACACAACAAACTGCTCCATCATGGACATTAGATTCAAATTATGTGTGGCAAGCTCCTGTAACTTACCCAAATGTTTTAACTTACGGCGATGATGAGCCATATTATATTGCTTGGGATGAAACAAATCAAAAATTTATAGCTTATGAAAGAGGTGATACTGCATTAACAACTGAATATGAATGGGATGCAGTTAATCTATCTTGGTCAGCAACAGGAAATACTGGTTGGAATAATAATTATATTCCCTGTTAGGTAGACTTCTTAAAAAAACCTGTATAAAAAAACTAGAATGATATTGAAATATAACTTCTGGTTTTGGAAGAAAGAATTATCTAAAAAATTTTGTGAAGATGTTATAAATTTTCATTTACAACATAAAGATTTTAAACCAGGTATTACAGGTACAGAAGTTAAAAAACTTGAAGAAGGAAAAAAAATAGAAGATAAAGATATAGAGGATTTACATAAACAAAGAAACTCTAATGTTACTTTTTCATCTGAACCTTGGATAATTAATGAAATAAGTCCTTACATTGATTTTGCTAATAAAAATGCAGAATGGAATTTCGAATTAGATTGGATTGAACCTTTACAATTTACAGTATATAATTTAAATCAACACTATAACTGGCACGTTGATTCTTGGAATGAACCTTATGTTCATAATAATCCTAACTTTGATAAAAAAATTAGAAAATTATCATTTATAATTTCACTTCAAGATGAAAATAAATACGAAGGTGGAGATTTATTTTTTGATACTAATATTAATTCTCCAGATGAAAAAAGAAAATTTTTTAAATGTGAAGAATTAAAACCACAAGGATCTATTGTTGTATTTCCGTCTCATGTTTGGCATAAAGTAAGCAAAGTCACAAAAGGGTTAAGATATTCTTTAGTAGGTTGGGTTTTAGGAAAGCCATATAAATAATGGATAATTCATTTTATTTTAATACTCCTATAAAAAGAATTGAAAAACCAGAATATTTAAATTCTTTAATTAATTTTACAGAGCTACACATTAAAG